ATTCATCTGTTACCGTCAAGAAATTAGTATCACTATTTACTTTGACGTCGGTTTCTGAATACTGTTTAAAATTGATTTGCCATCTCTTAGTCAATACGCCCCTAGGATCGTAGATTCTACCTGCTCCTAAACCACTACCGACTCTTGCTGCAACTGTTGTGTTTTGTCCTAAGGTACTTAGTGTATAATAGTTGTTAGTTGCACTCTTATCTCTCTCGATTGGCATTAAAGCTAGTGTCAATCCAGTTATCATTCCTCGAGGTGATTCGGCAGCTGGTATAACTTTTATTAGATCCTTATCTTTATTTTTCTCTGCGTTTCGGATTATTTTTTCGATAGTATCTCCTGCATTTTGTAGCATTGGCTTTGTAAAGCTATGCTTCTTATACGGCACTGCTAATTCAGTAAATTCTCTTATCTCAGACGACACATCTTGAGCTGCTGTCCAGTCATCAAATATACGACTATCCTTTGTTTCAAAGTTTATTGTGACTCTTATTCGTGTTGTTTTTGGATTTAATCGTTCGATGATAACCTTCTTAAACTCAGCGTACTGACCAAACGTATACCTGGTTCTAAAATCAGGATACAACTCTTGTGCTGTATATAGTATAGCATCACGAACATCACCAGGAGACAATTCTCCTATTCCATATCGATCTACTCCATAATATCTTCTACCATAGTACTTTCCTAGTCTTGCATTCCAAGGATCTAGTAACGCTACTCTCTCGTATTTTATGGATGTTGTGCCATCATTGTTTAATACTTTTGTTGGTAGTCTTGATTCACCATCAAATTCTTCTATTGTAACATATACCGACTCATCCATGTGTGTACACGGTCCTGAGTTTAAGAAATTCTCTACAGATATTCTAGGTCTTCCTTGTATATATGATGTTGATCTTAATCGTGCTGCTGGGTCGATGTCTTCCGTTACTGGAGTGTATTGTGGTAATCCATTACCTATATAACATCCAAAAAAAGCTCTCACACCATCAACACCGTATATGCTACCTCTCAGCATAGGCTCCAAGTCCGTTAAGTCTATATCTTGGTATGCTCTAACTAAAAAAGTACCTCCTTTTTTCTCGTATGTGTAGTTACTTCTTGTAAAGTACCCAGCATTTTCTTTGAAAAAGTCTACCCTGTAATCTAGTCCTTGGATTATACCTGGACTGATTTGATAAGGTCGTGGGTGCATCATGTCTGTTGTGTAACCAAACAAATCCACTCGATGAGGTCTCATAAAATCCTCAGAAGGTAATTTACTTATGGTTTTTGTTATAAGACTGCTGTCACTTGTAGTCCAACCATCAATACCATTTGATCCATAAGGATTTACAATCAAGTTTTTGTAGAAAAAACTATCCATATCTGGATTGTATACCTCTATTGTGATTGGCTCACTCGATATACTACCTATATCATTATTGATTGTACATGTATAGGTTCCTGCTGATATTGGTTGTATGTTTGTAAAGGTTAGTGTATTGCCTACAATGGTAACAGATGATTGTGTGTCTACTGTTGTATCTGATATTATGGCTTGGTTGTCCTTTTTCCAATTGTAGTATATACCTACGTTTTGTGGTATTAGTGTTGGTATACCATTTTCAACATTAAGTATTCCAGGCTGCTCTGCTTCTATTCTAAGAGAAAAATTTGCTCCTATCGCCACTTTTATTGTACCATCTTCATGTCGATACAAGTTAGTACCGGTTGCATTTGCTAGGTGGTAACCTACTATTTGTGGTAGTGATGCGTCTAAAAGATTTTTTGTAATGACTGGTGGCTTGTTTATTATAACAGGCAGTAAGTCATAGCTTGTTTCGTTTTCGTTGGTTGTTGATAGGTCATAACGAACTATACTCCCAGACGTTTCAGCTAGGATGTCATCGTTTAAATCACCAATTAAACTACCATTTCGAAATCTTTCACTCATTGGTTTCTAGTAACTTTAAAGATCCACTTTTCATCGTATACTTGATATGTTGAAGTTGATCCTGAGTTTGGTACTCTTATCTTTAGTCTATAATACCTTTCTGGTTGCAGACTATCCAAATGCAATTTAAAATAATTACTAGTGCTATCGTCACTTATTTTTGTATAGTTACTAAAACCTATTATAGCATCATCACTATTTGCGTTATACACTGCGTATTGTGAACCAGATGGTAGTCTATATCTTGTTAGGTAGCTGGATTGTGTTGACCAAGTATCCACTGGATATTGGTATCTTGATGCTACTCTTATTTTTGGTGTTGATTGTTCTGAGTACTCGCCTTTAAGGTTTATAGGTATTATTTGCACATCTTCCTCTGTATCGATCAATGGTAATGATGCGCTATTAACACTATCATCATATTTTACTTCGATCGTCGGTAGATATATTGTGTGGGTATCCTTACTAAAGAATTTTAAACTCTTAAAGATGTCTACAGAAGATTCATCTGTATCACTTTTTTTGATTATCAGTCCTTGGAAGTTTAACGATCCTGACTGTATTTTTCTTATGATAGGTGAGATGTCAATATCAATATCAGCTGTTGTATAGCTGAATGATTCTGTGGCTACACTGCTAGTGTACCATGTTCCACCTCCCTTTTCCATTATCCACGAACCAGTTACTGTTGGATTGTATGAACCTGTCTTCCAAGCAGTATTTAGATTGTCGTCTGTTTGTTGGTATCTCCAACTAACTCCAGTAGTTGTTTCTGGAATATTACTAAATCTTCCCAATCCCATATCTACTGGTATTTCGTTTGCTTCGGCAACATAAAGTTTTAGACCAAAACTACAACTAGTAATATTATATCCCATAGATGTGACATCTGCTGCTATTGTTGGATAGTCGAAGTCTATTAATATCCTTGAGTTGTAGTTATCTCCATTTAATGATACTTTACTAATCTCTAATATAGCATCTAAACCAGTGTTTCTGACTGGATACTTTTCGTATATAGTTGCGTCTTTTGTTGGATAGTATCTAAGTACCATAATTAATAAGTTGCTATGCGTCCTTTAATATCGTTATTTGGAAACTTAACTTCAAAAATGCAAGGATCTAGGCTTGGATATATTACACCATTCTTAGTTGCGTCTTGTAAGTCATATGCTATAGGACTATATTGTTGAGTTGAATCATTTAGATTTTTAAACTTAATGCCAGTAACCGTTTGTACACCAGATACTTGTATAAGCGCATTAAACACATCACTGTATACTATTGGTTGGTTTATTTGCCATCTATCGATAGCAAAGTAGTTTTTAGCTGCTTCAATACAGTTTAACAGTACCTCGTGTGCATTTACATTTGGAAATGGTATAATGTCAAAATTAACACCAATATTCACAATAAAGGCATCTCGGAAGTTGATACTATCAGTCAGCATCCTATACTGGCTTAGGTATGTTTTTAAGTTCTCTTTTACAGCATGGTTTACTTGTGTTAGGTTTTTACTGTCATCGTACCCTAGCATATACATGTTCATTGCTAGTGGGTTAGATACTTTGTCACCAACTTCAGAACTTTGTATGTTATTTTGTTCATCTGGTGCTATATAAACTTTACTAACACTACCATAAAGACTTGGCATAGAGTAAGCTCTAATGACATAATCTTCTCTTGTCACAGCTCTATTTTGTGTTGTAAACTGCATTAGTGCATTCTGTCTTATCTCCTCTATAGTCTCCATACTCCTTCCACCACCAGCTGCTGAGTAGTTGTTTATTGCTACCGAGTTGAGTATTGTTGAATTAAGTATTTGTGTTGTAGGTGGAAGATTTGTATTGCTAGTATCTATACCAACTATCTCTGATATTGTGTTACTTGGTACATTTGACTTTACACCACCACCAACATAGTATGTTACGGTTAGAGTTGTGTTAGATGGTGCAATACCATAAGCACCTGTAAACACAGGTGATGTTGGATCTATTGATGCATCTATATCCATTTTACCGGTTGGTAAGGATAGACCAACATTTTCTGGTATTGGTATTAATTCTTCATCAGCTGATGTACTTGTTCCAGCTCCAAACTGAACTTCTAGTCCTTTCTCAACAACTCTTGTAACAAACCTTCTTGGTACTTTTTTTAACTTTAGTAAGTACGGTGCTTCGCTACCATATACAGCAGCGTCTGGATCATTTAATGCGGTGTTTGTAACTGACTCAAATATAGTATCTTGTGCTAGATATGGTACTTCATACCATGTGTGTCCATCGGAGTCTACAATCTTGTCAATTCCTATAAGGTCCGTATCTTGTAATAAAAACTTAAAGAATTTTTTTGTAGATCCAACTTCTATTTCTGTAGTCTTTGGTTGTGCAGATATTGCTTTTACTGTCTTTTTTGCCAAATAGTAATTTGGTGCACCAGTATTGTCGATACTGTAGACAGATATTTGTGTTGGATTATAAACACTATCAATCGAAAAGTCAACTCTATCATTCACAATAAACTCCACACTACTACTGCTTCTAGCTCTCATACCAGGTTCAATATTTAATGCATATCTCATGTCTGGTATTACAGCTGTGCCACTTCCTGATGGTGGTAGTAATTGATACACGTCTAGATCTACTATGGACGGAATACTTAGTTTTGGTTTGTATCCTAAAGCACTAGCAATAGACATCACACTACGTGGTTCTGTTGCGTGTAGGATCATTGACTCCTTAAATTGGGAGTCTATATAATAGTTCAAAGTATCACCAACATATGCTGCCATTTCTAGGAACATCATTCCTGGTGAAGCTTCGTTGAAGTCGTTGTATGTGTTTGGATAGTAAGTTCTTGCAAACTCAATAAGACCCTTTTTTAAGGAGTCAAAATCTCTACCAGCGTACTTTATCTCTTTAGATGTTTTTTTAGTTATATCGGGCATATCTTATTGAGTTGTTATTTCTACTTGTATAGATCTTGTGTCTATTTCGTT